CTGAAAGTCTTAGCAGAGTTCTGGACTTCAACAGGACTTTTACGGATGCTCCAAGTCTTACTGACTCTCCAGCTCTTGGTCCAGAACTAGCAAAAAGTGATAGTACCGCTGTGTCTGAAGAATTAGCTAAGTTAGTATCTGTTCCTCAAAGTGAATCTGTATCTTTCTCGGATTCTGAAGTTAGAAGTGTAGGCAAGGGTGTAGAGGACATAGGCGACATTAGTATGTCAGAATCTCTAGCGAGAGTAGTTACTTTTATTAGAACCTTTACTGATGGCACGTCTTTAGATGATGCTGCTAGCGCTAGTGATGATTTAGCTACAGAAACTGGTATAAATAAAAATAACATATTTAGTTTTACCGATACACAAACGTTTAGTGTTAGTAAGTCCGGTATTACAGATAGCGCAACTGTCTCCGAGAGTATTGCTCATAGCCTTGCTAGGACCGTTGCCGACTCTTTTAGTTTATCTGATTCCCCTAGTGTTACTGGTATTAACAATTTTACTGATTCTTCCTCTATAGCAGAAAGTTTAGTACATAGTTTTGGCAAATCTGTTTCAGATAGTGCTACAATATCTGAATCGGTAAGTGTCCTACTTGAGCCTGGTGGTTCAAGTGTATTGAATACTGCCGCTTTAAACACATTTGCACTAAATTAGGAGCTCAAATGATAAATGATGATTTAAAACTAAAAGGTAAATTAGCAATTGCTCTAAATGGAGAGGTTGTTCAAGAAGTTGATAACTTAGTAGTTACTGCTGGTAAGGGATATGTTGCTTCTAGAATAAAAGATGCTTCTGCTACTGCTATGTCTCATATGGCTATTGGTAGCGGTTCTACGGCAGCCGCTGCTAGTGACACTGCATTGGGAAGTGAACTTGGAAGGGTTGCTCTTACAAGTACAAACGTTTCCTCTGCTGTTGTGACTTACGTTGCAACTTTTGCAGCAGGTACAGGGACAGGAGCTGTTACAGAAGCTGCGCTGTTAAATGCGTCTTCCGGAGGCACAATGCTTTGTAGAACAGTGTTCTCAGTTGTAAACAAGGGTGCATCTGACTCTATGACAATTACCTGGACAGTAACAGTTAGTTAAAAGATAGGAGGCTTTTACTGTGGGAATTGTCTTAAAAAACAATGCCAATACCACTCTTGCATCGAGTCTTAGTGACTCAGCGACAAGTGCTACGGTTACTGACGGTAGTGTTTTTCCCAGCCTAAGTTCTGGTGAATTTTTCTTTGTAACGTTTGACGACGGGACTAATAACGAAATATGCAAATGTACAGCCCGTTCTGGGGATACTTTAACGATAGTACGAGCTCAAGATAATACTTCTGCTAGGGCTTTTAGTTCAGGAGACGAAGCACAACTAAGAGTTACAGCTTTGGTTTTAGAAACACTAGCTAATGAAGATTCGACAGGTAACTCAGCAACAGCGACAGCTTTAGCAACTGCCCGTACTATTCACGGCGTTTCCTTTGACGGAACGGCAAACATAGACTTATCTGAAGTAATACAAGATACCGTTGGTGCTATGTTCTCAAGTAATACTGAGACAGATATTACAGCTACATATCAAGACTCAGACGGAACTATAGATTTGGTTGTCTCTGGTGGGGGTGGTGTTGACGGTATATCATCTAGTGCAGATGCTACAGCTATAACAATAAGCAGTAGTGAAGTTGTAACATTTTCCAAACCAACAACATCAGACGGACATACAAGTTCTGTAGCAACGATATTTGAATCAAACGCGAACGGAGACACCGTACCAGTACAACTTAAAGTAAAAGCAAATAATGGTACAACATCAACACAAGGTCTTTATGGAAATGCAGGTTCAGCTTCAACAGATAATACAATAGTTTTAGGCGACTCAGGAACGGTTGGTGTTACCGTAAAATCTGGTGGTGACGTAAGAATGGGAACAGCTACAGATTCTTATACGTTTGCACAAAGATTGATAGTAGGAGATGCTGATGATAATGAAGGTATCACAATTCAATCAGGAACTACTCATCAGGGTAATATAGCTTTCAATGACGGTGGTACTACTGCTAAAGGCAGAATAAGTTATCAGCATAGCACTAACTATATGCAATTTTTCGTAAATAATGACGAGAAAGTTAGAATAGATACTAATGGTAATGTTACGACTACCAATCACCCAATATTCGGAGTCGCCCGTAATGCAGGCTATCTTTCAGATGACCAAGTGTGGGTTTGTGATTTTGCAGACACTAATGTAGGAAGTCACTATAATACTTCAAATGGTAAGTTTACAGCTCCAGTAGCGGGTGTATACTTTTTCACAGGAA